CCAAGCCACGATCCCGCAGCGTCGTAATTGCTCTTGAGTAATTCGTCCATCGGTTGTCCTTTCCATCTGTTTTGGGCAGCACCATGTAGGCAAAATCCTTCGCGGCATCAGCCGTGATAACTTTACGTTCTGCACCATCGACAAATTGACGTTTTCCAACTTGTTCAACGGCTCTTTCCAGTTGCTGCATCACAGCCCTTTGATTGCCGCCCAGTTTCTTTTCCCGGCCTACGGCTTCAGGCGCTTCGTCATAGTCGAGGACGATGCTGGTTTCTTCTTCCAACCACAGCCCATCTCCAGGCGGCAGCGTAACGGTACGCGCGGTCATCTGTATGCCGTCCGTCTCTTCGGCGTCCTTCTGCTTACTGTTTCGAATTGTTACAGTGTCGCTGCCTTGGCTGCGCTTCAGTTCCAACTCAGTATCAACGGCACCGTATAAACTGCTGTGCCCCCGCGCTCCTCGCGTCGTATCTTTGCCGCTATGGTGAATAATCATCACGGTTGCGCCGTCGAACGCAGTCTTTATGCGGTCGCACTGCATGATAAATTCGCCCATATCGACGTTGCTGTTTTCATCACCGCCGCCAAAGGACCGCGCCAGCGTATCGATGATGACCAGCGTAGGCGGCTGCGGCATTGTTTCACCGGCTTCGGCGATAAGGGCATCCACTTCCGCGTCGTCGCGGATATTAACCGCCTGGGGCAGCACAAAGAACGGCTCCCCGTTATCGGCCACACCGTGGTTTTGCATCCACGCCGACGCCCGCTTTCTGATACCAGCGGCACCTTCGCCCGCTATATATAAGACGGGTCCGCTGTGTACCTCTCTGCCGTGCCATGATCCGCCGCGCGCAACGGACAGGCCGATATCGAGCGCCAGGAATGACTTGAAGCTGGCAGGCGGGCCGAAGACATTGACCAGCGTGTTGCGAAAAATCAGGCCATCGACCAGCGGCGAGGGTGGTGGCAGGGATGCAAGCTGGCCGAGCGACAGGATGCGCCCTTTAACGGCTTCCTGCGCGGCTTCCTGCTTTACCTCTTCCTTCGCCTCATCCCTGATATTGCGCAAATTAAAACCATACTGCGCGGCCCAATGATAAATGGACCCAGCCCCGATGTGCTTCACATTTTTAATCGAACCCCACGCCCGGTCGGTCTCTGCTTCGTCATACTTTTCTGACCGCTTCGACCATCGATGTGCCAGATCCCTGCCATCGTCACCCAGCGCACCTTTAATTGCGTGCAGCGTTCCGATCCAGTCGTCATAGTGTTCGTCATCATTCGGTAAGAAGGCGAGCGCGGCATCAATCTCCCGCATCTCGCCATCCAGTTCTTTGAGCATCAGCGACGTGCCATTCATTACGGGCTTCCGCTCGCTGACCCTGCCCTTCAGCGTCCCGACGCGCCCCAGGATATTGCGGCATCCATCGAGGAAGGTGTGCAACTGTTCCGGCGTCACCGCTGTAAGATCGCCCGGCGTCAGATCAATGAGGCTATCGTCCGGCCACTTGTACGGCTTCAGCGTGTCCGGGTGTATGCCCGACGCAACAAATTGCTGACCCTCGCCAAGCACCTCGACGGCGGAATCATCGCCATCGATGTCATAGACGCCGGTCCTTGTTTTTAAAAACGGCTCCGTGCAGCGGAATAAAAATAGCGATTTAGGCGCATTGCCAATTCGCCTCGGCGCTTCTCCCAATTCGTCGCTGATAAGCGTTTCAATCTGTCCTTCGGTAAAGGGATCAAGGACATCAATGTCCACTGCCACAAGGTTATGCGCTCCCCCTGTTAAGACGCCGATGCTAGCATCTGCGTGCGCTTTGTAGTCCAACGCTTCGGGCGGTCTGGCTGTCCAACCGCTCAGATAGGCGCGCTTTCCTTTAACCGGCGTAATGTCGTAACCGGCTTCGACAAGGGAGGGGCCATAGTCTGCGTAGCGGGCGCTCATCTCAAAACTCCCAAGCCAGTTGATCTTCATCAACAGGGACCGAGCGCATAGCGCGGCTGTACCCTTCAAAGTTTACTTTTTTCCACACCCAACCATTGCACCACCGAGCCACATCTTTAAGCGTTTGCAGCGTCCAATCGTGACGAACGTGCGGCACTTTTTCGAGCGCGTTTAATTTGATGAAGGGTTGAACATGGGGATCGCCGCCCCATCCGATAACGCGGTAGATACGGTCTAGGCATTGCTCGAACGGTTCGTTACCAATTAGGACATAAACGCGCTTTTTCTTTTGCGACACGCCGCGCAGCATTTTCATAACGCGCTCAACATGCGGGCCGTCGCCTTGATCATCATAGGCGAAACGCCAAGCGCCGCGATTGATTACGCGCCACCGTTCAAAAACATCGTCGCTAAATGTGCGCGGCTCAAAACCCGAATTTGCGTCCAGCAACGGCACATCAGCATCGATGTATCGCTTTACAATATGATCTTGATATTCTGGAGATAGCGCCGACAGATTGTTGTCGCACAATACAGGCCGCACCGGGAAATTTTCAATCTCGGTAAATGTGCGACCTTCCATTTTCGGGACAATGCAGAACCAGCAACCGACCGGACAACCGCGAGAGGCAAATGTCGCCTGTGGATTGTGAAGCGCAACGGCATCATCGTAATGAGTTAGAACTTCCGCAACGCCGTCTAAATATTTTCGGCCGCGAGTGAATGTACCGGGACCGCCAGCAACGACGCGAAGCCCCTGTGATTTGTAATAAACCGCCAAGCTGTACGCTTGGGGCAAGTCCCAAGTAAAAACGATAGACAGGTACGCCGTATCACCAACCACCCAGTCTTTGACGCCACGGTGCCATTGACCAGTTTGAATGTTATTGCGCTTATTCATCACCCACCCTCGGCAACCCGCTGGCTTCCCGCCTTACCATCGACAAATGTTCGGCTGTTCTCGTTACGCCATACTTGCTCGCCTGCTGCCGGATCGCGCTGGCTGTAACATCATAAGTTTTTGCTAGGTCAGCGACGCTGACGCCGTCGCGGTATCCTTGCAGCATTTTGTTTAATGTTGCTACCGTCCATTGCTTGCGCCTAAGTTTCATTTGCTTGCGCCTCATGTGCATTTTTGTTGCGCGGGCATAGGGGGAGCGAGGATGGCCGTCCTCGCCCCCCACCCGCAGGAAGGGCGGCGCGTGGGAACCCGCCCTACGGTTCTCTAAAATTCATCGTTGGTTGGAATATCCTCGCCATCCGCAGCGGCAGGGGCTTCTTCCTTTGCAGGGGCTTCCTCTTTCATTTCCCCCATAGCCTGCGGCCGAGGGATCATCTTTTTGATCTTCCAAGACGGTGCGTAATAATCACCGACGCGCACTGGATCTCCATCGACTGCGACGACCGGCAGCTTCCCGGCTTCGGCTTTCGCCTCATAAGCGGCGTAAAGTTCGTTGAACGCACCCGTCACTGTTCGAGCTTGATGCATAAATTCAAGCGTCCCGTTAAAAGCATCTTTGCTGTAAACGAGAACCTTAAACGCTCGCTTCCACTGTTCGTCATCGTCAGAACCTGGACGCGGTGCCGGGTCTTCCAGCGATGGGTCGGGTGTAAAATCCATATGTTTCTGGTTCCATTTCGACCAGCCGGTTTGCAGGTTTTCCACGTCGAACACGGCCTCGAAGCCGGTCGGGAAACGCTTTTCGCCATCCTGCGACTTCATGAACCACACGCCGCCTTGGGCGTTGAAACGCAGCTTGTCGTAGAACTGACCGCCGCTGGAGCCGTCAGAAGGTGAATCAAGATTGAGTGGCACTTGCTTTTCCTTTTCAGTTTTGTGTAAGGCACATTTTATTAAGCGCGGTGCCGTAAGGCGCTGACCGCCCGACAAACTGCGTCGGTCGAAGACAGGAATTATCGAAGAGATACCAAGCGCAGTTATCCTTGCCGGTCATTTTGCTGTCAGGTATCCAGCGTAGACGACCGACGCTGACGATCTTGCGGCAGCGGTCCATCAATACGCCGCTCTGTTTTGTGTGCATCCAATCCGCATCAAAAAGCAGCCAAGCGGGTGCGATGTCAGAAAGCCGCTCAATGATTTTGTGGAGGACGGGGCGCGACCAGGGCGGGTTTGTGATGAAGCAATCGCCGTTGCAACTAAGTTGCGTAGTCGCATCGCCGCTTTTAATGCTGACCGATTGCGGCGCTATATCCGAAGCGCGAGCGCAAATTTTGCCATGCTTGGAAAGGTGAGAGATAAGCGCACCGTCACCAGCGCAAGGTTCTTCGTATCGTTTCACGGCGCATAGATGCGGCAGCAGCGGGACGACAGCAGCGTAAGGCGTCGGATAAAAGTCGCGCTCGCGGCGCTCAAATGTCGACCGCTTGCCCATCACGGTTCTCTGGGAAAAAGAAAAAAGTCGCGCTCGATCTGCGCTAATCGTTCGTAGTGCGCTGACGATAGGTCACGACATTCGCTCAAACGATTGGTAAAATCGAAAAAAATTAACGCAACAATAATTGTGCAAACGCTATATATTATTACGCGCATCAGTATCCGAAGACCTCTCGCGCCTTTTCACGCAAGGTCGAAGACCAAAAAAAGTGGTCATAATTAGGCGCTAAAACGGCAGCAACTTCTTCGCGATTCTCGAAGTTACTGAGGAAACGAAATAGCGCGTGGGCGGTTCCGCAAATTTCTGCCCACTCTTGCGTGGTATCATCTAACCTATAACGCGCAGATTTTTTAGGTGTTACATAAATTACGTCCACACCCCGGTTGCCGGACGCGCGGCTGTAAATTGCGCCCTGTCTTCGGTGCGCTGATGATATGGCGCTGGGAAGGCGCGTCGTCGTTTTTAAATCGACAATTACGTCTTCAAAATCAAAGTCCGTATAGCCCATCAAGGGTATCGGGCACCCTGGGATTTCTATTTCTATTCGCCTCTGAAAGCCGTCTAACTCCGGCAATTTACCATCAAACAAGTCAATGTATTGCTGAACCATTGGCGCAACGTTTTCGCGCTCGCGGTCCCGCGCTTCTCCGTTGACCCCTAGCGCGGTTGCCTTGTTGAATTCACGAACCGCTTCGTCAATAGGGTGATCGAACTCGGAACCGACGTTTGGGTGCGCGAGATAGCAACCATGTTCAACCGCCTTGCCCCGCTCCATCGCCGCGTTGGTGCCTTCGTAGACCTTAAACAAATATCGCATCGTCCACAGGGCAGGTTCATTGCGTAAAAGTTCAAGGCTTGAATGAGACAGGCGACGAATCCCGAAGCGCTTGGCAATCTCCTCAATGACTCTGACGGACAGCGGCTCGTTAACTTTAGCGGCCATCAAGCTCACCCTTAGTTATTGAAAGTTCGACGGCGATGTGCGGACGCTCTGCGTCATATTGATTTTGATATTCGCGATAAGCTGACATCTGCCGACCATTGTCGAAAAACCAACGCGGCAAGCGGTCATAACGCAATTCGATTTCGCTACACCACTCAACAAAACTCATCATTTTATAAGGCCCAACTGCCGGAAGATCGTCTCGACAGTCGCTTCGCGCATGACATAAAGGCGCTCGTTGCGGTCTTCGCGAACGACCAGCATATCGGCGTCGTCCTGCGCCAAACTGTCGTATAAAAATTTGAAGCCGCTTTTTTTGCGTTTGCATTCGACGGTGAAACCCGCGAGCAGCAGGTCGCCCGAATAGTCGTCGCCGAGTTGGTTTTTAAACGCGCCGCTTCCGAAAACGCGGTTGCATTCAAGGCCGAGGCCTTGCCAGTGAAGAACTGTTTCGCGTTCCAGTTCATAGCCGCGCGCCTTGTTTCTGTTCGACATATTTCCTCTCAAGGACAGCCATAAAATCGCGAGCCGTGACCTGACGGCCTGTCGCTTCTTCAATTGCAATTGTGTTTTGGATCGATGGGCGTCGCTCGCCGATGCACCAATAGTAGACAGCGTTTCGGCTTACTCCGATCCGCTTGGCGAACTGTCCGCAGTTAAGTCCGTTAGCTTGTAGGTATTGGTCGAGCCGCACGTTTGTTTCCTCGCCAAATTAAAAAACATCACATATAAGTGATGCTAAATATAACAGAATGTGAGTTGCTGTAAATTACCCAACGTGTTACACTGCGCGTCACATGGAGTGCATTACGTGTCAAAGAACCGAATAAAAGAGTTGAGAACACGCAATGATATGAGCGATACGCTCAATATAACTTTTTCAGTTGACACGCGTTACATCCTTGTTGCATCTGTAATGACAGATATTACAAAAGAGGATGAATCGCGATGATACCTGTTGCAACTTTGCTGACCCCGAAGGAAGCGGCTAGGGAAATCTGGGGCAGTGACGACGAGAGTACGACTCGCCGTGTTTACCGTTGGCTCAAAAAAGGAAACTTTGACGAGATCGCGGCTGCGGCCGGGACGATCATCATAAGAGACGGTGATCGATATCATATTCCGATGGCCGTTGTTAAGGCAATGCGAGGTGAAAAATGATTTGCCAGGATTGCCACGGTAACGGGTTTATTGTGGATGAAGGGAGTCCGAATTGCCCAACGTGCAACGCGTCTGGACACGTTACAGTTCGCGAGGCTCTCTTACTTGAGGCGCGTGATTTGGTGTCCGGTGATCGTGCTGAGACACATGGCGCTGTCGATGAAAATTTTGAAAACATTGGAGCGTTGTGGAGTGGTTATCTAAAAAAAGAAATCTCTTTGATGGATGTTGGTAATATGCTTGCGCTGTTAAAGATTGCCCGAACGCAAACAAACCCGCAGCACCGAGATAACTATGTCGATGGGGCTGGTTACATGGCTTTGAACGGCGAGGTCAACTTAGAAGAGGAAGGCGAATGAAATGGTTGCAATTCAAACGTCGGCGCGCGGTATTGTTAGTAACAAATCTAAGATTTCCGCAAATAAAAATGAACGGCCACCGTTGCGGAGAATTGCCATTAAAGAGTTGCCGAGTTACCAATGGCAAATTACCAAATATTGCCCGTTTAGAGGAAAGCCAGATCCGCTTAAACTAGTAAGAGAATCTGTCGCAGACGGCAACATGGTAATGTTTACCAGAAAAATTGCGCCCTTTCATTTTGAGTTGTGGGCGAGGGCAAGATGGTAGATTGCGATTGGTGTGGGGCTGTCACCCGCGTTGTTGATAGCCGATGTCTTTCTTGTGGACTACCACTATATCCGCAAGGGGAACTCACGGTCGTTGAACGATCCGCAAAATCTCCGCAAACTACCGATACATCTGAAGTCAATTGACATGCACTGTGTGTCACTGTATGGCTGATAGGGCGCTAACTTGTTGACTCTATTGGTGTATTAAACAGTCTCATAACCTGAAGGTCAGAGGTTCAAATCCTCTCCCCGCAACCAGTTATAAATCAACAAGTTAGCCACTCTTTCGGGAGCGGCTTTTTTGTGTTCAGCCGCATCGTATTTGCGGATGTATCACATTTTTAGCGCACAGGTGTGACCGTCAGTGTTGCAATGTGTAACAAATTGTGATATACTGCATGGTGTGTTGAGTGCAATGAGAGGTAAAGGAGTAGAGAAAATGATCCGCCCAATCGTAAAAGCCGCATTTAAAGTTGACGAACTGGTGGTGCAATTTGTTGAGGTGGACGTGCCTGATGGCTACCTCGACACCGGCTCAATCGAAGAAGTCAATTTGAAGTATGACGACGAAGCCATTGTCGAGGCGGCAAAGGACAAGCTCGATATTGCGATGGACCCGTACAATCAGGAAGAGCCGGAATGGCGTCGAGATGCCGCGCAGTTGCGGCGCTTTATTAAGCGTTGGGCTAATTGATTAGAGCGAAAGCGACTAGCCGCGCAGGCTTGTGGCAAATGAGAGAGTGCGGAAAATGGCAAAAGTAATTGAGTTAGCCCCAGGCAAATGGCGTATCGACATGCGTAATACGACGTATGCCGGGCCGAAGGAGCAACTGTTCTGCGGTACGGAGAAGGAAGTAAACGACGAGTTTAAACGTCGTATGGAAGAGGTGCAGCGCAGCAGCAGCCGTGACGGCGCACTGCTGCCGAACGACAGCCCTACGATACTGCAAGCGTGCGAGGAGTTTATGAAGCTGCAAGCACAACGCGCGGCACGCGGTGACATCGGCAAGGGGAAGAAATCGGAAGAGGGTAATAAGCGGCGGCACATCGAACAGTTCTGTGCGCTTAAATACCGCGTGGGTCCGACCAACAAGATGAAGGTGGGTCACCTTACTTCGGACGATATCCGCGACACGTTTATTGAATGGATGCGTGTCAAAGCAAATGGCAATCGCGGGTTCGCGCTTACGACGCAGCGCAATACGCTAGTGACAATTAAACAACTGTTGGACTGGTGTGTGGATCGTCAGTACATTGCATTTAATCCAGCCCGTTCTATCACGATCAGCTTGCGTAATCGGCCGATACCGGAGCTACGCCGCATTCATCCGGCAGAAATGGTTGCGGTCATCAATGCAGCGCCCGAAACGTACAAGAAGGAAATTATGTTCTCCGCTTACACTGGCTTGCGCCAGGGCGAGCAACGTGCGTTGACATGGAAGCATGTGGACTTCGACAACCAGCGTGTATTGGTTCGTCGCGCTGTCAAATCAGATGACACAATAGGACCGCCGAAGACGGAAAAATCCAGCCGCAGTGTCAAGATGTCCACAACCGTCGCGACCATGATGCGTGAATGGAAAATGTCACAGCCGTTGCATATGCGTAAACACGATCTGGTGTTTCCGAATTCAGTAGGCGAAATCGCAGACGGCGACAATTGGAGAAATCGTGGATTGTCTGTTGCAATCCAGCGCACAAACTATCCGGTCGATGAAATGACATGGCATGACTTGCGCCACTTCTACGCGTCGTGCTTGATTTTCGATCACCGCACTTCTGACGCAGAGGTGGCCGCGCTCCTGGGTCACGCCGATATCAATCATACATATTGGCAATACGCGCGTTACTTTGAGGAGCGGTCAAGTGCCATGTCAGACGGTGATGTTTTGGATGATATTTTAGGCGCAGCTTCTTGAAGTTCAACGCGACGTTTTAATTCGTTCATTTGGTGAAGCTGTGCCATATTTGTCATTGTTCCAAGCATTGCAACATGGACACATCCAGCGAACAAAAACAGCACCAGGGCAAGTGCAATAATGGTTAGAAAACTTGTGATAGTTGACCCAGGTGCTGAACGTGTACCGCGCCAGTTTTGTGGCTGGTTCACTTGGTCAAGCCCTTCTGTTTCTCGTATGTCCTCAAACCGCCAAGCCCGAGCATTCCCATAAGGATGGTCATGAGGTGATCCATATCAAATTCGGGCGGCGGCACATGAAAGCCGACCAACGTACCGACCCACTGCGCGGTCGGCCAAATCAAATAGTGCGCGCCTAGCGCGACAGCGGCAACCCAGCCGCAGCATGGCCGCCATCCGCTCACCCAGATCGATCTGTGCGACGCTTCAACCTTATTAATTTCTAAATTGCCAAGCTGCCCCGCCATCGCGGCATCGACCAGCTTTGCTTCTAGCTCTTGCTTTGCCTTTGCGGCTCCCGACTTGTCAGGCACAAGTCTGTCAACAACTTCGCCAACCATTGGCATTATTGCGCTAATTAATGGTATCATTTTTCACTCGCTCAACTGCTTCGATCCAGGTTTTGAATTCGTTTAGTGGTGTAAATTTTTTAGGCGAAAACCGCTTTGTCGGACTTGTGACAGCTAATGCTGGAAGAAATAAAACACGCCTTAGATCCAGTGCAGCAAAGCCGACAATGTCACAGTGTTTATTAGTGATTGTCGTTTTGTTTTTGCTTCCGGTTGACGGATTAAATGCATACACTTTTCCGTTTGATTCGGTTTGACCAGTAGCTTTGCACTCAACGCGAAACCAGCTTTGGTCATAGTAGACAATCAAATCAAAACCATCAGTGTTTGCAATGGCGGTTTTTGCGCCGAAACTTTCAAGAACCGATGCAACAAGACGGTCACCGACTCGACCAATTTGAGTGCTCAAGCTGACCGCATACGTTTGATTAGCCGCTGTGCGCGGTTTGGCACTTGCCTACGCCACTGACTATCGTTCATTTCGGAAGCGGCGGTAAGCCATTCCCCTGCATTTACAGCGGCGATAAATTTAGAAAATTTGGACAATCGCACCCGGCCTAAATTAAACGCCATGTTTGCAGTAATTTTTTGCACTTCTTGGGGAAGCTCGTCCCAATCTGCAAAAATTACACGGCAATCGTCTAAGCAATATCCAATGTCCTGTTTAAACCACTCGTCAATCCTTTTGCGAGAAATTGGAGTATCGACCGGAGCGCCAAATTCGTCATCTTTTTCAGTAATCAGATGTCCAATTCCGGCTGTAGGGTATCCCAAGTGGTCTAAATAAATTTGGTATTTGCACCCTTCGTCAGCTTCCAATTCACTTTGTAATTCTTTAATCACGGATGCTTCCCGTTATGCATGTGTTCAAGTCGATCAACGCTACGGTCAAGGTATTGAAGACGCACACTGACATTTTCTAATGAGCGACTAAGTTTATCTCGTTCTGACGGACTGTTCATGTCAGCAATAACTTGCAGCTTTTGCGCGACAAGATCGGTTTGCGTGTCATTACGATCTAATCTTGTATCGAGTTTACCAAGCTTTGATAAAGTTTCCTTAACGTCAGCCTCAAGCTCGGACACTTTTTGCCGAACGACGATGAAGCTGGTAATAATTGAAGCCGCCATACCGCCCAGCGTTATCAGCATACGAGCGTCAAGCTCCATCTAATGACTCTCCAACGAGCATTGAGCAAACTACTTGATGATTTGGGTAAACAATTAAAATGGCAAAATGTTCTTCGTTTTGAAAAATCTCAACTAACGGCTGCGAAGGGTCAATGTTTTTACTGACCAATCCGCGATGGACAACCGTCATTCCAAATTTACGAATTTGTTCATGCAATTCATTTCCGGTCCAGCACGGGTATTTTGCTTGACGCAAAATTGACGGGACAGGAAATTCCATCTGCACTTGAGTTTTGTCCGGCGGTGTCTGCGCTTTAGTTACGCAAGCGCAAAGTAAAAAAAGAGCCGCGACAGCGGCTATTGCTTTTTCCATTTTTCCCACATCCATTCACCAATGCGAGCGGTGTACCAAATTACGGTCAACGCTGCGGCGATTGTTGGTAACCATTCAAAAAAAGCGGCGAATCCTGTCACCCCTGCCGCTGCATCGCCAATGTTTTTAAGATCGTTCATACTTCCGTACTCTTTTTTACACAGTCAATCTTTGCAATAGGAGAGTTACCGTAATGCTCGCGCGCCAAAACTTTCAGACCGTCGAGATTTTTTGTCACATGTTCATAACAGTGTTCAATTTTAGAAAATTGAAGCGGCTGGTCGTTTAAGTGGGTCACTAAAAGTGCGTTTTGGTCAACGCCCGATGGCATGAACATAAAAATAACAATGATCCACATTACGGTTTCGTCGGCCACGACGGGTTAGATGGATCAGAAGTGTTTTCTGGTAAGTCTCTTAATTGAGATCGATACCTTGTCTGCTCTGATGTCATTGTCGGTGAATCCGGCAGTGCCCACCAATCTGTTTCGGCAAGGAGAGCGTTTCGTTTTTCTCGTAGCGCAGCCCACGCTCGGCCGGTCGCGCCGTCAGCCCACGCTTTTTCGGCTGCTTCAAGGGCAGCAAGTTCGTCGCCAGTTATTTCAATGTTTTCAGAGCCGCTCGGCGTCACGACCGTTTTGTGTCTAGACATTGTCAAATCCTCAACTGTTCTTGATACCGAACATTTTTATCTTTCCGTCCGCCATATTTCCCGAATTGAACTTGAATTGAACCGCATTGTGAACCGCAGCGGTGAGATGGAACCCCCAGCTATGACCAGCGGCTCCAACGTTAACTCCTTCTTCGCCGATCCATTCGAAGTAAACGGATGTGCGCTTTGCTGAATCGTTGACATTCCAAACGTACAAGTTCCCCGTCACACCTGCGTCGGCATCATTGCCCATTCCGCTGCTGAGTTGGATTGTAGATGCGCTTGTTGATTCAGTGTTTCCACCGTTACCGCTGGCGCCTATGAAGAAGTTGGCCGGGATCACAAACGCATAGCTGCTGCTCAGAAACGACGAGCCATTGTCCGTGGAGAGAAGCATATGAAGTTCAGCACCATCTGTCGCAGGGCGCATCCCGTTGAAAACAAACATATAATTGTCGTGATCGCTTGACATCAACGAAGTGAAACTGATGCTTGCGCTGGAGCTAGCGGTTGTGCTTCCAAGAAATTCAAGAGCACCAGCCACAGCCTGAAACGTCGGAGCCGCGCCCGCGCCGTTGCTCGTCAACACCTGCCCGCTTGTTCCGGTCGCGACGTGCGCTGGGTTCCCCGACGTATCGTAGGTGATGAGGTTACCGTCAGTGCCGCTCGCCATCTTGGCGAGGCTCACCGCGTCGTCGGCAATCATCGCGGTGGCGACTTGACCATATGCCGCGTCAGTGCCATCAGATTTTAAAACTGTGTTTGCGCTGCCAACCGCAAGTCTCGCTGTCGCGTTTGAACTGTCGCGCACGATGATGTCGCCGCGTGTCGTCATCGGATCGGCAAGACTGCCCGCGTTGCCTGTTCGCACAAACGACACAAGCACCGCGTCGCTATTGCTAAACGAGCCGTTCGACACAACGTGAGTGCAATTCAGTTTTACATAACCCGAAGCGTCTACCGAAGCATCCGATATTTTGTACGTTGCGAAATTTTGTTGCGCGGCCTTTTTGACGATAGTCACTTGTCCACGGTCGCTCGTTTGTGTCGAATCATCCCAAGTAAGAATGAACGCAGACACATCAGGATTGCCGCTCGCCGCTGTGCTGTCATCAATAAAGATTTGCGACACGCTGCCGAGCGTTCCATTGTTCAGCCGGATCACGCCCGCGCCAGGATCGGCGTCAGCTGTTGTGGTACTAAAGGTGTACGGCAGACCGCCGACGCCATCTGGGCCTTGTGATCCGGTCGAGCCCACCGCTCCGTTTGACCCAACCGGAATGCCCAACGCAAGAGCGCCAGTGCTGGCAGTAAATGCCACGGTTGCAGCCTGACTATCACCACTACCATCGACAGCAACGTTTGAAACACTAACAGAGTTTACTCTTCCTGTAATTGCTTCAAGAGTATTACCGTCACTAGAAAAACCTAAAATTTTGTTTGCACGGGTGCTTGCATTATCAACAAATTCCGGTGTTGTAATTGCGTTTGTTCGTGAAACCTTGAACGTTCTATCTAACTCTTCTTGGATTTCTTGCTGAGACATTGCAAGACGGTCAAGAGCAAGTTCGTGTGTTTCTGCCGGGAATGGGTCATTGGCAATGTAATCGGTAGTTTGGGTGCGCGTTGTCGTGCGACGAATATGCCATTGCACCGTGTCTGCTGGAGCAGATGCAGCAATGACCGTTCCGGTACTGCCGTTGCCGCCTGTGACCGTAAAATTAGACGGGTTGCTTTTGACCGTCTCTGCGCCCGTTGCAATGACACGCTCAACAACCTCAATTTCTGCGGTTGTGCCTGTTCCTTGAAACGCAAACGTTACTGCAAATTCCGTTGTGCTTCCATTACCCGTAAAACTTACGGTAGACGTTGTTGCCGAAACTGCCATTGATTTTGTCCTAGTTTAATAAACCGCCGTAGACGGATTCGGTGGGCTTTCGATAGAACTCTTGCCCGGTTTCTTCTCGCACTCTCTCTTCAAAGTTTTGCGCCCAACCAGGGCGTAGATACTCGGCCATTTCCCACCAAACTAAATAATCCAGTGCCTGTCTGGTGTAGAAAATATTGGCACCCGGTATCATTTGTTTTACAGTGCGCAAGCCCTTGTATGCGGCGCGGTCTAACGCTTCATCATCGCCAAGAGCATATTCACCAAGATCGCCCAATGCTCTTAGCGACCGAATCGCGTTGCCAAGAACGGGACCGCCAACTGCCTCTGCAAATCCTTTTCCCATGCGTTGCTCTCCAAGAGCGCCGATCATCAAATCGCCATAAAACCCAAGACCGCCCGCTGTTAGGAACGCGTCCATAAATACTTTTGGAAAGCTTTCTACTGTTACTTCGCGTGGCTCTTTCCCTGCCGCGAGGTCTTTAAACAAATTTGCTATGTGGCCGTAAACGGTCATGCTCAAAACTAAATGCAGACCTATCCCGACGCCCGCGCCACCGCTGCTCCATGTGCGGGATAAAATATCTTGATAGAACGCAATGCTATAAGATTTTAAATTAAAAAATGCCATTCGCATTTCGGTAAACGGCTCGCCTCGCTTGCCGCCTCGTATCAAGACGTTTGTTCTTGCACCCGGCGTAAGGACAGCGCTGTCAGCAAAACCGCCAAAAAACTCTTGCGCCCGCGCAGCAATATCCCGGTCGGCTATTTCATCAAGATCAACGTACTTTTTACCGTCAAGATCACGCACCGCCGCAGTGATAGCGGCGAAGTCGTCTGCGGTAATTCCATAACCTGCCATCTCTCGGCGCAGTTGTGGATGAATTTCATCAAACGTTTTACCTGCTTGCTTTGCAATGTAATTTGATAACGTCAACACCACTGACGTTTTCATTGTGTCGTTGAGCCAATTCATTCCCGTCACACGCATTACCGTACTGACGAGATGCGCTCCTTGACCATTAATGCCGTCATTGCCCGTCCAGCGTGATTGCACGCCAGATATCAAACTATCCATTCCCAGGCCGATGCTGTCGGCAACCTCACGCAATTCACCACTGCGACGACCGCGCAACGTAAAAACATCTAACGAGGCCGTGTGTGCCTTGAAAAACGAAACACCAATCTCATTAAGCCTAACAGCCGCCGTCCCCAGGTCAGCAAGACTTGTAATTACCGTACCGCCGAGAAGAGCGGCGTTTGACAAGTTCTTTGCCAAATTCATGCCGCGCGCCATACGCCATCCCTTTGTGTCGTATTGTGGCAAGATTGACCCGACGCCCGTTACATCTTGGTATAAAAGGTTAATATAATCTGCGTTAATTTTACCTTCTTTTTTGGCACCTAACTTAAGTTTCGCGCGCTGTATAAATTCCTTCAGCATATATTCGGGATTAGGGCCAAGATGCTGCAAGGCTGCAATGTTGCGCGACATCATATCTACACCGCCGATGAACGATGTGCCGACATCTGGCAGACCGTAGTCTTTCATGTACTTCCAAGCTGACTGACCGTCCTTGAAGTGCAGTGACCGATGATGCCCCAGCTTCTTTGCTAAGTTGCCCGGTCCTTTGTACCCCGGCGGTTCAGACAAATCCTTGATACTGTCGTCGCGCCTACCTTTAAGAAGCGTTTCCCAAGAACTTTCCAGATGCTTGCGTTTCGCCGCATCATCCAAGCCCCTCACACCGAACGTGCGCTCTTCATCGAGCAGCGGCAGAATGTCGTCCGTCCATTGTTGCACTCCCGCTCGATTGATCTTGATGTTGTCATGGGTCTGCTTGACCAGATAACCCGGTATCCGCGCAATGTCAGCGCCACGCTTGTTTGCCATCTTTCGCAGACGCTCGTTGGCATTCTCCATCGCCTCAGAAATGATGCGTGCTGTATCGTTGCCGGTGCTTCCCGGCTCATAGCTTTCGCGCATCAGCAACTCGCCGTTTTCTGAACGGCGTAAGAAGCTGATCGCCTGACTGCGGTCCAGACCCTCTTTCTCAATGTCACGCAAGAACACGCTGACCGTGTCACGCTCCAGCGCGCGGTACGTGCGCTCTATCGAAGTCTTGTACGGACTGTTCCCGTACTCACCGGCAAGGATGCTTTCCAAAAAACGCGGCACATCTTCATCTGGAACTTGCCGCAGCTTCTGGATAAAGCGCATACGCGTCTTGTAGTTTAGGGCGCGCATACGCTTCTCGTTGATTGCGGCCCGCTCTTCTTCGCCAACGCGCTTTTCGACAGCGCGCGTCAACTCGGCTTCCAGGTCAGCGACGTTGCCGTCAGCCTTCAGACCATCGTAAATATCATGGACTTCATCAAACAGCTCTTGCGCTTGTTGTTCAGACAAATTCGGTGCGGCTTGCCGGATCGTTGAAACGCATTCTTTAAAACTTGCCATTAATCAACCCCGCCAAGTATACACGTTGCTGCCTGTCGGAAACCGGCAGACGTTTGGCGCGTGTTCGCAATAATTTCATCACCGTCAGCGAGTTCTCGCTCGCTTATCTTAACAGCCTCGGACAACAGCGGATCGTCGGCATTCTCTGCCTTCAACCGTTCTACCTCTACCAACAGTTCATCTGTTTCGCGCAGCGCCGCCGCCTCGTCATATTCGTCAATTAGCGTCGACTCCATGTCATCAACGCGCTGCTGTGCTTCTCTTTCTTGCAAATCGAATATTCGGTTTTCGGGCGCGTAAGACAGACGGACCTGATCTAAGCCATACTCGATGTCTGGTATGATGCGCGGTGCGGATGGCAGCGAGAACGCTGACCCTTCTGCGACAGCATCTGTTTTGATCCCTGGCACCTCCATTGGAAGGTCGATTCTGTCTGCATTCTTGGTCACAAGATCAGCGACACGTTTGTTGCTTGCATCAATGATGAAGAACTCGTCTCCAATCTTGACGACTGCTGCTTCTTCCAGCGCACCTTCTTTCTTTAATCTTGTCCGCGCTTTGTTTGCGCGCTTTTTGTCGCGGAACGATAGATACGCTCCGTCTGGTGTGCGGGCAAAGATATTGGTTTCGACATTTACATCTACCTCGAACCCGCCGTCTACCTGTCGGACAGTTGCGTCAAACCCCTCTTGCTGCAACGCTTCTGCAAATTTGTTGGCTTGGGCTGGGCGCTTAAACGTTTTCTCGTTTGCCACAACCGGAAACCCCGGCTGCGGCTCGCCTTCGTTTAAGTGTTTGGGAAGAACACGCGGTCCCGTATCTTCTTGACCAGCGCGCAACACTGCGTCCATGTCCAACGGATCGCGCGCATCAAGAACGCGGCCCACCGCTGAACTCGTTTCCACGCTTTCGCGCAGAATGAAGTCAATACCTTGTACAACTCTACCTCCCGCTATTTGGCCTATTGCGCCATTGAATGCAGCCTGCCGCGCTTCCGGTTCAGCATTGTCGATGCTTTGCATCACCGTTCGCGCGTTGATACTCGGCGATATCTTGTCTTTGAAGTAACCGCCAACACCGTGGATGCCGCCGCCCAGCACAGTACCGAACGCTAGGTTGGCGAACGTGTCGTAGATGTCATAATCAGCTTGCCGGTCGGCCGTCGTAAGTAACACCAGCGGCTCTATAAGTGCCGTTGCTGCTGCGCCCTCTGCGGCACCTGTGGCCGCCCTCACGCCAAACCGTCTGGCTGTTGTCGCCTGTCGCGCTAACAATCCAGCGTATCTTGCGGGTCCGATGATTGGTACGAAACCAGCGGCAAGATTGACCGGGTCAAGCAGACTTGCAGCAAACCCAGCACCGATGTTCGCCGCGCCAGCAGCAAAACCATCCTTGCCCATTGATATCACGGTCTGACGCGCAAGCTCTTCCTGCTTCATCCGGATAATCATATCCAGACTTTCTTGCGTCTCTCCGAACTTCGGGTTGAGTACCTTGGTCAGATTGACAGCGTCGATCTGTTCCTGCTGCTCCTCCAATGACAGGATCGGGTAATTATCAGGGTCTTCTTCTAACCGCTGCCGTATCCTGTCTTCCTTGTTAATAATAAATTCATAACCAAGACCGCGCGCCTCATTCAACTCTAAAGATGTCAGCGCCGATATAAACGGGTTGGTCTCCCACGCATCGCGGAACGCGGCACCCGCAGTTGTGCTTATGTCGAACTGCGCGTCAAACGGTCTTATCTGATTAGATAACGGAGAAGGAAATCGTTGTGGCATTATCTACCGAATGTCGCGCCTATTGCGACTTCTGTTACGCTCCTTTGCGCGTTCAGCTATTGCAAACGCTTCATCAATAGCAACGCGAACAGGACGCCCTGCGACATCGAACGCTTTACTTCCATTAATATGCAATTCAGCAGCTTGACCGTCTGGCGTTAGCTGCCATCTGCCCTCTTGCTGCGCGAGTTGAAGCATTATGTCTCTTTTTGCTTTGTCAGTAATTCCCTGTGAAAACCGAACATGATTTCTTTCATGGAATTCAAAATTAGAGTTTTCAGAAAACCAGTGTCGCAACCCAGCTTCAAAAAGTTGTGTTTTCTGACTGTCGTAATCCTGCTTTGTTACAATTCCTTGCAACCTACCGTAATTAACTACATCGTATTGCTGAGTTACGACTTGATCGTATGCCTCATCTATCGCCTGTGAATGCGTCATATCCCGGTCCGCGAGCATATTACTTATCGCAATGCTGCCAATGGCTTTTGTAACTGCCCCTGTCATCGATAACCCAGCGACATCTGCTGCCCCTGACAAGGTTCTAACTCGTCGCGAAACTTCTTGGTTGAACTTCTGGTTTGTAAATGGCTTGGGCAGCAGTTCCGCAATGGCAGAAAAACCTCCATTGCGTTGCACTTCAATCATTCGTTCGCGCAATCTGTCGTCATCAACAACCATCAACTGCGTCACGACTTCGGGTAGTTTTTCTTTGCTTTGCAATTCTGCCATTGCGTTAGGCCAATCTTCTCCCATAGCCTCGCGCAAAATTTTAATTCTTGAAGACGCGTCCCCCAGCGTCCCGAACTTAAAATTGTCAACTTCACGCTTTGCCATTGCATTTGAAAAGAAGCGCCGGTTATCAGGTTCTGTCCCGATATCTTCATGGTATTGTTCTAATATTGATTTATGACGAGCATAAGCAGCCCTTGCTTGATCTGGGTCGCCGGTTTGAAGCGCAGTTTCTAAATCCTGCGTAGACTCACGCACGGCGTCATTATTTAATAGAGCTTGATTAACAGGATCATCGCGGCGCGCTTTGGCGAGCGTTGCTGATGCTGTTTCGAAATTTTTGAGCTGTTTTAAATTTTGCTTTTGCTCTTCTGGTGTTTGGTCAACGTCTTCAGCTTGCCTCTTCATCTCCTCTCTAACCACAGCTTCAGCGCGCCGTGATAAGCTCGGCAAAACCTTTTGTATTTCGTTAAACTGTTTTTGGTCGTCAACTAATCTTATAAATTTAGCAGCGGTAGATTGATCGTTTCCAAAAACTTCTTCTATGTTTTCTGGACTTAAAATACGTTGTTGCTCATCTGGCAGCGGTGTGTCAAGGTTCCTTGCTTGATCTGCCAGTAAGGCACTCTCAATTTTTTCTGCTGCTGCTTTTTGCTTCTTGTTTATCAGACCATCAATTAATTTTTTCATCTCCACAGCTTGCACTGCGTTTTGATTCTGCAAACCAAACGCGGTGCCTTGGTCTTCCGCTGCTTCTGCCTCATATGCAGCTTGCATTCTAAGTAATGCCGGAACTGACATTTTGCTTAGTTGCCGTGTGTCAAAATAAAAACTTTTAGCGTCTTGCACTAAAGCTGAATAGTTTTTTGCTTTAACAGAATCAGAGATGTTGGCACGAATTGCTTCATCCGATGTCAAGGATTCTATGTCTTTAGTAAAAGGCGCACCAGATTTAAGAGCCAATAAAGCTGTATCAACCCTTTTGACGTAATCGCGCTCTGCCGCTTTTCTTTTTGTTTTTGCTGTGCGCGCTCGACGCTCTAATATTTCATTCCCTTGATTTTGGAAGCGCGCGCGCTGTTCACCTGTCAGGTTTGATAAATATTCTTTTTCTTTATCTGCGATGTTTTTAAGAAACGCATCTGGATCAGCTTGCATGTCGAATGACGCACGGGCGCTGTCTGCGTCGTTAAGATATTCATAATACCGCCGCTCTCCAACATCAGCAGCAATTACGCGATTGGCAATTGCTTCGTCAATTGCTTGCCTTGCTTGATCTGCACGTTGTTTATATTGAACATCTGTATCTGACGCGTTGGCGGCTGAAGACAAACCCTTTAGTCGAGTTACCAGACCAGCTTCTAACTTTTCACGACCACGGCGAATTCCATCTTTTTGCACAGCAATTTTGCCGGAAGCAAATTCTCTTCGCATTGACGAATTAAAACGGGCGACGGCGTTGCTCGACAATCCTTGAGACGCTTCCTCCAAAATTGATTGAGCCCGCGTATCGTAAGATGACATTGCTTCCATTGGGTCAAGGGTCTGCAACTCCATTTGCAATTCATTTAATTTTAGAGTTGCGTTTAAAGTTGCTTGACCTACCGCTTCATTCTCTGCAGCCTCATTAAAGCTTTCAGCAATTTTACCAAGTTGCTGTCCAAGTTGAATCATCCCTGCCCCTTCAAAATCGCGAAAGGGAATGCTTCTTGCCCGTGCAATGCCAGACGTTGTAATTGCACTAGACCGCGATGTGTAACTGGGAATTCGTGCCATTCTTAAAATCCGCTACCGGGTAATCCGCTTAAAGTAATTTGCTGAGATCTTGATAAACCTTGCAATGAACTATTAGTAATCGGTGCGTTAACAGAAGAAGAAGGATTGCGTGACCTCGGCAAATTGCGTGCTATCGACTGCGCTCCACCTAAAGCTGTACCTAGCGCAGACCCAACGCCAGCGCGACTAGCCGACCTAGATTGAGACAACAATCCTTGAGCATTGTTACGATCCAGGGTTGCTTGTATTCGTTGTGAATTTGATTCTACATCGCCTTGGTGCAATCTGTTTAAACGGTCGAGCTCAAATTCAGCAGCGGTGTCGCCAAGAACCTCAAGCGTACTGCCTTCATCAATTACAACTCCGGACGCGGCGAAGCTTGCTGTTTGTTGGGCAAGCGCAATACGACGACGCCGGTCAATTGTATCGGCGTCAGCTTCCGCTGCTTGCCGCGCTAAAATTGCATTGTTTTCGGAAACCTGGGCATTGAATCGCGCAATGTCTGCCTGTTGCTGCAATGCCGCTGAGTCCGCCCTTGATTGTTGCAGTTGGCCAATTGCACTTACGGCGGTGCTAATTACACTAAACGCGGTTCCAAGACTGCTAGCCGAAAAAATAGAAGGCGCGGCCACGCCAAGGGCAGTACCGGGCCCGGCAGCAGCCCCGATAGCCGCTGGAGCAAGGAATGGTGCACACATATTTTTATCCTGAATGCGTTACTATGCGCGTAACAATAGACGTTAGCTCAAACGGCAACGGCTGCTCTTGACGAACAGAAACTTGACCTTCAGTTTCCCAACTGCCGTGGAATTGCACAGTTTTGTCACCGCTAAACAATGACGGTGCGGAATCCATAGGCGCGCTGCCGGTGCGAAATTGCACAATGTCAAAGTTGCTATCTGTACCCGGCGCGTATTCCGCACCAAGCGTGTCGAGAAAACGAAACGTTGTTTCGTACACTCTTTTAGTTCTGCCTTGCGCTGACCCGTCGTCACCACCTTGCTCTGGACGCAAAGTCTTAACGAGAGACGTATAAGGCAAACCTATTGCAGCTTGTGTAACTGCCGGATCAACCGAAGACACAGCACCGCTGGAAACTGCTTGATTTGCATATACCGAACCATTACCCAAAATGCTGACATCTTCACCCTCAAGATGATCTAAACCCGACAATGTCGATGACGCTGTGCCACTAAAGGTTAAACTACTGTCTACAAAAACCGCACCCTCTTGCGTACTACCGCGAAAGGTATCAAATTTTGCCGTCATTACCTCAACATATCGACGCGTAACACCATCAATGGTGCGCTGCACTGTCATCCATAACTCGTCTTCTTTATCTCCAGGTATTGTAATTACAGACTCTACTAAAGAATGAGACTGACTTGTGACCGCTAGACGAGTTGTGTCATCACTCACAATCGATAGAAAGCCAGTTCCGGTGCGGGTTGTCTCTTCGACCGTCACAACATTGGCGGCTGGGTTAGCGACCGTAAAATCATCCAAGCCATTAAGTAGGGTAAATAAATTGTCAGCCGTCGTGTTATTTGATGCGTTGTGGAAAAACTTGTTGGCGTCGGGAGTGCCCGCGCCCGCGCCCTGACAAGTAATTGTAACCGTGTTACCGTCTGATTTTGTTAAAACCAGCTTGGTTCCAGTTGCAATATTGCTGAAATCGGTGACCGTAATTGTTGCAGCGCCACTAACCCCACCAATTCTATGCTCATGCCACGCAATAACCTCTTGATCGCGCAAAAATGTTAAGCCAGCAAGAACCCCATCATTACGCACTGCCCAAATGACAGAGTCTGGTTCTTGTTGAAAAGACATTTCAACAAGACCATCGCCAGTTACGTTCTCTGACAAAATTGTCAAATCAGGCGATACAAAACTGTCACTTGCAAAATCAAAAACAAGTTCTCGAATTTTACGTTGGTGAAACTGAATGAACAAAACTCGATCATCAATTCGTATCGGTCGAGTGGTATGAACACCTCTTGTGCTTTGCCGTACAACACGCACATTAGTCGGAGTCACAGCCTCTTCATTACCAGATGAGCCAAACGTAAATTCTCCACCGGCCGTGCCTACCGCCATTGTTCTTCCTGGCGACAACCAATGAATTGAATTAACTTCATCTGTTGCAATGGTTACTGTTATTGCACCATCATCTAAAGCGGAAGGCGCAAAATTTTCAAAGTCGCCGCTGCGGCTGCTAAAAATTGTTTGTGGTTGATCGGTTGTACCAGCAAAAAACAAACGTTGTTCAAAAAACGCTACAGCCCCAGGAAAACCAGTTGTTTCACTAAAAGCGCCTAACCGCCATTTTGTTTCAGCAGTAGATTGTGCAAAGGCCTTATTAACTGTAGCCGAAACCTCCGTCGTTGAATTAACTGCTGTAATAGTTGCGTTTCCCTGTGCAATACCGCCGTCATCTACGAATTTCCAGGTACAGGTGCCATCGACAATTTCATCAAGCTCACCGCTTGGACCCCCAGATCCTGCAGACGTTCCAGCCTTAATACATTCATAAACGTTTCCACTGTTTCTTCTAATAGCACCAACAGCAAACGACGTTGACGCAGCCCATTCAGTAGCCTGATGCCCAATGCGAATTAAACGACCAACATCAGTTGACAAAAACCCACTGCCACCATTAACGCCGGTTGTTGCTGACGCGGTTATGGTTATTGTGCTTCCTTCGGTTGTGCCGCTAGGATTAAAAGTTGTTGTTGTTATGTTTTCATCTAAATATGGGCCATCCTCAAAGGCGACATCTTCGATTGTCCAATCAATATCACTCGTCCTAGAAAGCTTTCTAGGTTTATGAGAAGGATGCACCAGAAACATAACGTCTGCGGTCTGAGCATATTGAATTTTAAACAAATCTGCGGTTGGGTAAGGTGTTGCGATTTCAACAACACGCGCCGCTGTGCCGCCGCTACTGTAGGTCGAAAACCCTGACGTATTAACATTGTTGCCGTCAACATCTTGCAACTCAAATGTATTTGTTGTTTGGTTGGCAACTTTAAAAAACTTTCCATTAACCTGAGTCATTCCAGCAACTGACGAAATAAAAACTAAATTGCCGTTGGCGAAACCATGACTGCTCGATGTTACAACACCGGGGTTTGCTTTTGTAATTGCCGTTATGTTTTTGTTAGCTTCTAAAATAACTCCCTGATCTTTAAAAAACCGGAAATATTGATTCCCAGCTTCAATGCAATACGCTTGCACCGTGGAAAATTCAAACGGTAACAAACGAGTTTTTTGACTGCTAGTTTTTACTTCGTTGACAAACTTTGTACCTGGCCGTCTAGTTAAACCACCATGCGGCTGCACAATTAAATTTTTAACTGTCTCTGCGCCATTGTTGTAACGGCCAAGATCAACTCGACCGAACAGGCGCGGAGACAATTGACCCGCCGTAAAGTTTGTCTGAATTGCAGTAACGCGAGACATCTAAATTCTAGATTCCAAAAAGTCTACTTCATCGACAGGTTGCGCCTCTTGAGCGTCAATGACGCGAGCGCCAGCAATTTTTCGACGGTATAATTCTTCCATATTTGACAAAATAGTTTGACTTGCAGTTATTTCGTAAGCGATATCTGCCGCAAGACGCAAAGCTAAAACCTCAACAAACAACACATCAAAAATTGTTGGGTCTGTTACCTGACTAATGTAAACAATTTCCAATGGAGCGGCTGCGTCGCTTACAATTTGACGCCCCTCGACATTCCATTCTTCAAGCGTGTTAATTTCAATAATTCTTAAACAATCAGCGGGCCAATCAAATGCATTTGCGTATTCAAATAACGGTGCTGTTGTGTTCGCTGCAAGAGAAGCGCGTTTAACTGCAAAATTCCACGCATGGCTGCGAAGCACGCTGTCACGCGATTGTGCAATCATACGATTACACGAGCGCGCTTCCTTAGTGTCGTCTTCAAGCGACGTAATTGGCTGCGCGCCAAGAAACGTAAGCGCACGATTACTAATGCTTACAAGCGTGTTTGTTATCATTCTAACCTCAAAAGGAAAGGGGGGCCGAAGCCCCCCTTACCGTTAGTCCACGATGTAAGTAATGATAAAGCTCAAGTCACCGGCTGTATCACCGGCAGCATCAAACTTTAATCCAACAAGAAAATGTCCACCAGGATCGGTGCTGTCGCCCGCGTCTTGGAAAACCTTTTGACCCATTAGATTAATGTTTCGAGCTTCAAAAGCAACTTCCACAGGAACAGTCGTTGCAGCGCGAAGATCGGTAATTGCTGATGCGTAGCAATCATCGTCTTTTGCGGTTACATTCCCGTCCGCTGTGTAAAGCCCTACGTCACAAGTGTTTGTAGAACCGCTATCAAGATCATCAGACATAAGACCAATGGAAATGATTGCAGCGTTCGTTGGCACAGGAGCCAACATCACCGTGTCCGTCGCCGAAAGATCCCCGGCGGCGAGGGCAATTGTACCACAAGCCACACGCATACTACCATGTAGGTTGGCAGTGTCGTTTGGCACATGCGGAGTAGCGAGGAAGTTGCTAACTAAAGTTTGATTGACATTAGCCATCTATCCAGCCCTCCTAGCTCGGGTCGCATTCAATGAAGCCGACAAGCTCTTCTTGCATACGAGTTGCTCCGATAGACATTGATGCAAACACTTGTGTTGCATAATTTTTATCGTCGCGCTCCGATATGCGAACTTGCGGTTCTGCACCAACGGCAAGAACAATGCCTGGCTTGGCATAAAACAGAACCTTATCGTCTGCATTTGAATCGGTGCCAATGCGCTGCGTCCGGATGAAGTTAAAACCTAAGAAGGTGTCTACTTCGCCTTGCACTACATTATGTTCAAACAAACGCGCTACCGTTTGCCCCGGTTTTCACCCGCTTACGGTTTCCCGTAAGTTCAGACCATATCTTCATCTTATTAAGATGCTCTGCGCTTCCACCGCGCTTGCGGTGTACTCCTAAAAGGATGGTCGTTGAACCTTCCCCGTTTGGGGCTTGGCTGCTGATTGTCCTCGACTTTACGTTAGGATTTTCCAGCAATTCACAGAGAGTTTACCAACGTGTCACCACGCTGGGGCGCTAGTGTGTTAACGCTTTGACGCTGTTGAAATCGCTCGAAGTTACTTCTGTTTCGGCCAACAGGTTTTTAAGCTGCTTGGCGTTAACAACGCAATAACGATCAATTTCTGGATCAATATCCGAAGCGTCAAGGATCTCCTTGGCGGCACGGAGTTTGCCCACATTAAGCCCCGTGTCAGCAGCAGGGCTAATTCCGACTTGAACATCAACAATGTTGCTGGTGTCAAACGCAGTTGACGTTGAACCATCAACGCCAGTGAAGGCAGTGCCATCAGCAGCAGAAATGATTTCATCGTCCATTGCTCTACCAAGAGCAAACGCTGCACTCTCGGCATATGGGCCAGCCGGATCGATCAACATGCGAACTTGGTCTTCACGATCAATCAAATCAGCCCAATCAAAATCGACAAGACTTACCCGACGCCGCGCGTGGGGTACGTCTAGCCTTGGGGTGTCGCTATGACGACTCGTGCGTTTTGAAGCAGAAGTTGTGCCTAGCTGCTCAAAAAAAGCGTTTTTGCCGGTGACCGTTTCAAAACGAACCGAATCACGCAAACGAGAACCTTTTTGTTGAACAAGATGCTCGACATTTCCCTTATACTGCTCGACAAACGCCGTAGTGATTTGCACAGACATGTGCTTCTCCTATTGCGAAAGTTTTAAGGGATAGGACGCGTTATCGGGTAACCCGGCACGTCGTTGGTCGCCGTCTCTCCAGCGTGTCTCTGCGGGGGCTTTCGCCTTATCCGCTATGCGGCGGCATCCGGATAAGCAACACCATACAATTGAGTAAGACGTTCGTTTAGAACGCGATGCTCTGGGTCGCTTTTATCCATTAACCCGGAATGACTCCGGATGCGTGCAATTTCTCCACGGGCGTCTTCTGGAGTCATTCCAAATGACCCAGCTTCTTCCGCGTCTTTAAACTGTTGTCCAGTGCTTAACTCTGCACCAATTTTAGCAAATGCTCGAATCATTTCTGGGTGACTACCCAATCCAGAATTGTCTAAAAGATTAGACAATTCTTCAGAACCAAAAGCGCGAACAGCCCGACGAGCCATACCAACTTTTTCGTCGTAAGCTGTACCGTATTCTTTTTTAATCTCGTTCTTCCAATCTTCAAGCTCACGTTGCTGGTCAAGAACTGCGTTGGACTGACTGTCCATCATTCTCTGCACATACGCATCATGAAGCCGCTGTGCCATATGTGCTGGCACTTTTGCCGTGTGTGCTTCCTGACGAAACCAATCAGACAATTCAGACGAATAATCTTGATACCCTTCGGGAACATTTAACTCATAACCATCTGCGGTTTCCGGCGTACCTAGCCGTTGCCATCCTTCCCAGTTTGCTACATCGTCGCCGTCGCTTGGTAAAGCAATACGATCTTGCCCAATTTGTTTTTCAAGATTGACATACGACTTCAAAGCGTCGTCTGCATTTTTCCAACCCTTGTTATCAACAAACTGGCGGTACTCATCACTTATCCATTCCGACTTCGTTAACTCGCTTGTTTGTTCCGAAGCTAACGCACTTGAATCAGTATTTTCATCGCCCTGTTCAACAGGGTTACCCGTAATAACGGACCCTTCCTCACTCATCAATAACTCCTATTCCAATTTTCATTACCTGTTCGTCATCTAAACCAAGGAACGAAATGATGCGACGTACCATGTCGCGCGTTCCCTCCAGATGCTGAACCTCTTCGGGGTTGCGAACGCCCGTGACCGTAAACAGGCCAGAGGCTTTCATCATATCTCGCAAAACAATTTGACCTTCCGGCACTGTCATAAACACATGACGATAGGCTTCAATTATTTGTTTTTGACTTGTCACCTTTGAGCAGCCTGGCTTATCTGGCTTACCTTCAATGCCGCATCAGCCGCTTGCGGAGCAGCATTTAACATTTGCTGCATTTGTTGCTGTTGAGCACGCGCTTGCCGTGCAGTTTGTATATCTTCGTCACCCTTTAGAATGCGCTGCGGTACGCCGTTTACATCAGCCAACACACGCGTAATCTCATCAAAGTCAAAGTTATCCATGACACTAGGATCGACAGCGGCAATTGGCTGCACCATTTCCAGCGTCCGCAAAATGCCCACGCCCTCTTCACTCTTCATTGCGCGGGACAACGGACTAACGTACTCAATCTTGTACTCCGCTTCTTCAAGCACCTCCGGTACAGGCGGCAGCAGTCCCTGGTCAGCAAGGATCGTAATCTCACGTTCAATCAGCGGCCCAAGCATTTCAGACTGTTGGCGACCGACCGTAGGCGCTAACAATGCTCCCTTTTCCTGGGCGCGCTGCAACACTTCCGTCGCAGTCATTTGTGGACTGTCGACCAGTATCTGGAACAGCGTAACAAGGAACGCGTCGTTGATCGTGCGACGCCGCCGCTCCATCATCTCCTCGCCAATGTCAGGACGACCGCCCGTGTTCAGCGGCTGGATTGGCGGCTGCTGCCGTCCGTCCAATCGTGCAAACGTCGCACCGCCCGCACGCGTGTTGACCGGCAGGATGACGCCGTCGTCCGCAATCAACAGGGGCGGATCGACAACCTTCTCACCCGCGCGGATCGTAACGCGAGACATCTGGTTTAACATTTTAATGTCTGGCAATACCAGCATGGCTGGCGAGCGGCCGTACACTTCTCGAGAAGTGGTAACGTACCTACTTATAATGTATGGAAAGTTTGTAAATCCGCCTTCTTGAATCAGCGACTTTGTCTTTACCTCGTAGTACCCGCTACCAAATTCCATATTAACACGGTTGCGCTTAGATGCATCGCGGTCGCCGCGTGGAGCGACAACGTGAACAAGGTCAACACGTTCATCAGGATTGTCGTCTGCTTTGTCAGTCAACTCCTTTGAGAAGTTGCCGTCAGGGAACATCATTACCGCCTGACGCGCAGAACAATTTATTCTTCGATAAACAGTATCAATAATACCGTGTTGATTTTCGGCAATAAACATATCGGCAAGATGCACAGAACGATAGCGAAACCCCTCTGCCGCCATCTCATCGACATAAATACCGCCCGTACCAAACGCGCCAAGCGACATATAACTTTCATGCATTTGCGAAGAAAAGTTAGAACGCGGCGCATAACGATAATGAAAAAGAATATTTTCAACCGCATCAAACCAGCCAGCCACTTCCGGAACCTGGTTTAACTCAATATCGCTCGCGCGCAACGTATGCCACTTTGCGCCGCGCGGAGTTAGCAAACTTTCGACGGCAGCGGCAAAACGCTCCAATGCAAGGCCCGAAGTAGCATCGAACACTTTCTGAGTCCGCTTATCGCCAGTCGTCCGGTCACCGGTAAACTCTGCTGACCGGGGCAGCACCCGCTCGGCTATCTCTTCCCAGTGCTGTTCCCATGTTCCACGCATATTTTTCATGCGCTCATAGCGCTTAAAAATTGCGTCCGTATCTTTAAAATTCATTAAACCCCCAACATTGTCGTGCGCCGCAAAGCGCCGACATCTGTGTTGCGTGGAACGCCTTGCATTACTGTTCGACCTTGATATGTACCGCCACCAGAAGTGGACATGGCTGAACGCTGCGCTTTATCAAGACGCGCGCCTAAAGAAGTTTGCGGCGTCTTTTTACCTGCACTTTGAATAGAACCGCCGCTAATCTGTTGATACGCCGCTGGCGTACACATTATTTTTTCCGCTTATAAGACTGCGTGGCCCGCTTCGTGTTTGCGCCGGTCAAACGACGAATAGATTCCATTTGTTTTTCCGCAGAACTTTTTTTCTTAGGACGACCGCGCTTGCTTCCGTAAGTACCTTTTCCTTTGGGCATATCTGTACTCCTACTGACCTAGCAGTGTTTTTTGACCAACGTTTGCCGGTTCCGTCACACCCTGACCGCCGGTCAACAACGTTGACGCACGGCCGCGCGCTAACCGACGACGACGACGCGCTGCTTCCGCTGCCGCGTTTACTTCCGGATCATCCCGCGTGGGAGGTGGAGGAGGAGGGGGAGGTGGCGGAGGTGGGGGCGGGGGGCTGGGTGGACTACTAAAAACACACATAATGTTTAAACCTCGTAAAAAGATCTACGCCATGCGTAGAGAAAATACGTCTCGCGACGCGGCCCATACTCTTCAAACGTTGCTTCGTGACGAGCGCCCAGACATTCAAGCCAACGATGCGCCCACTTATACTGACCATGCGAACGACACTCTGCGCGATTGGCACCAGCGTCGTACAAGATCGGAATCATAACCTTTCTAACGTGTCGCGTGACCGACAACGCCACTCTTGGCCATTTGTCTGTCGCAAACATAAACACTTGCCAAACTGCTGGCGTTGTCTCCGACGCGCCAAAAACCGCTACCGGCTCACCGTCATACAACGCTGCACGGCCGTAGTGACTTGCCGACGCCAGAAGCGCCAAGTCCTCCGCGCCACCGCGTACCAGCGGCATGATCTCTTTCGCGTCCCACCTCCGAAGCCTTCGCGCGATGTGAGCAGCGTCAGCATATGTTACCGGCTCAAGCGAAACTGTCGGCATAATCCGTCATTATCACCGGACGCCCATCGCCCATACGTTGCGTGCGGGACATCATCTTGATGCTTTCGTCCTCATCCGCATCGCGCAAGCCCACCGCCAGATATCTGAAACTATCTGCCGAGTGACTGCTGTGATCGTGGTTAGGACGATCCCGCCAATCATTCTTGCGCGCATCCCATGCACGGTGATACGCCCGCAGATACTTCAGACCCTGCGCGCAACGCTTGCGGTCAAACCAGCAACGCGGCAATAAAGACCTTACCGCTTCGATGCCGTCCTGTACTTTCAGTTTCGCAACCACAGTCGGGCGAACGCCCAACCCCAGCAACATTTCATACCGGCTGCTGCCGCTGCCCAACTCACGGACCATGATGTCGTGGGGGAAATAAAACCGCTCATAATGATAAGGGCGGTTGTTCAACTCCCTAACATAGTGATGCAGCCCCTCGCCGCTGGCTTCGTAGTAATCGATCAGCCTGACTTCACCCGTTCTTTGATACTCCTGGCTGAACCAGATTGCTGTGCTGTCTGCAACGCCTAAGTCGAAGCTGACCGATACCTTGAGATTCGGATCGAACGGAACGCTCGTAACCCGATTGTCGGTCTCCGCTAAGTCTAACGCCGCACCGTAGTAGCTGCCGACTAATGCAGCCGACCAACTACACTCAAACTCCTGCTGATACTGGCTCTCGTCCATCGTCTGACGAGCGGCCTCCAGTTCAGCTTCACGCAGGATGCCGGTCTCCGATGCCTTGAAGCGCATCGTAAACCAATCCTCGCTGCCCTCGCCCTGCTGTTCCAAAGCGTGGTCGTATATCTCCTTAAACTGATTGTCGCCGCGAGGCGTTCCAATCCAGAGGCACTTGCCCAGTCTGTCCGCAAGGGCAGGGCGTATGACCTCCGGATAGAGGCGGCTGTTCATATCCGCGTATTCATCAAGAACGACGCTGTCAAGGAACAAGCCCCGCAGCGCGTCCGCGCTATCACCTCCTAACAAATATATTCGGCGGTCGTCCGGTAAGTCGCAGCGAAGCTCTGCCTCGTTAAACTTCACGCCCGGTATGACGCCCGCATACTCACGTAAATACGCCCACGCAATCCGCTTCGCTGCCGTGTAAGTCGGCGCGATGTATGCCCCCTGTGCCCGTGGATGGGGGCAGAGAAGAATGTCGCGAAGCAAATGGTTAATCGCCATGACGGTCTTGCCAAACCTTCGGTGGCAGACCGCTACACTAAACCGCGCTGCATTGTTATGAAACGTATTTTGCAACGGACGCGGAGTGTACGGTATAGTGATATTTTGTACGTTCTTACTCATTCAAAAACATTAATAAAATCTTACGAACGCCGTGATGCGGTTGCACCATGTGACGCTGCTCTGCTGAAAACACCAGCAAATCGCCGTAATGTTTAAACTCTGTTCCATCCTCAAATCTAAACGCACCACCGCTAAAGTCGTCAGGGTGACTCAATAATACCGATGCCGTGTACCCAGGCGCTCGGTCGCTGTTGCGCCAGTGCCTGTTATTATTGTCGCTGTGCCAAGCATGACCCTCCCGTCGCTGTTCGACGCGGACATAAGCGGGCTCGTCCATGCAATGAGAAGAAAGACGGGATGACAGAATAGCGGCGAGAGGAACCAGCCTGTCATCCCGCCAGTTGAGATACCCAACATTTGCTGCCAGGGCAAAACAGGCAGAGGGAGGAAGAACGTCGGGCACAAGAAATCTCATATTTCATATCGCAGTCGGCTCCAGCATGGGACCAAGTGTGGCGGCGACCGTCGCGCCGGGGGTACCCCTGGTCGACCACCCCCTGCCGTCTTTATTATCGGCGCCGGAATTTTCCACAGTTAGGTCGGGAACCTGACGGAAACTAAACATTTTCAACAGGTTATAGTCGACGCTCGCAACATTTCTTGCGGATTATTCGGCGGCGGGCAATGCAGCGCGGTTGTCGTCGTTAATTGTTCGCGCGCGAACGTCCACTTTGTCACTCGATAAAACGTTGGCGACGCCCTCAATGGTTTGCCAGCCGACGATCATTGGGCCGTCAATTTTAGCTTCAAGACGCGTTGCCGGTTGGAAGATTGCCAGTCGTTTTTCCGCAAGCCATTCGGCATGCCTCAATAATTCTTTGTGCTTTAATATTTCGTCGCGTCCTTCCGCCGTTTCCATTGCGCGGCGTGCGTCATCTAAAAACGCCATGATACCGTTGCAAGCGGCTTGTTCGTATTCCGCGTCGAATGCTGGATCGTCTTGACGCGCTTGCCACAATCCGGACCGCGACACCTTATGTTTCTCGCAAAGCGATAACGCCGTTTTGCCCGACGCCATTTCTTTTATGAATTCGTTTTTAATTGTTTGCGTAAACTTACGCGGCTTTCCGCCTCCGCGTCTTTGCGTCGTCATGTCGCCCTCATTTTATAAAAAAATAACTGATTTTCGGGCGATTGGACGGAATAAAATGACATGCACGACCGTCATTGTAATTTTGCGGTTGCATATAGCATCACATCTTGTTATATAATAGACACGCCCGACAACGCGGCAACGTCGCCGGGCGCTAATCACAACAGAAGCGAAAGGGGCTTCCGTCATGACTACCGCACATTTAACGCTAAAATCACGCAACAAGAAAGTCGGCCCGGTGCCGGTCAGCACCACAAGCCGCAATTCTTGCCCGACTGATTGCCCATTTCGAGATAATGGCTGTTATGCCGCACTCGGCCCGCTGGCGCTATTCTGGAACAAGGTCGACGCCGGGGAAGCCGGAGGCGATTGGGACACGTTTTGCGAACAAGTCGCCGATCTGCCAGACGGTCAATTCTGGCGTCATAACCAGGCGGGCGATTTACCGGGCGACGGCGTTCATATCGATATCGTCGCAATGTCAAAACTGATGGCCGCTAATAAAGGCAAGCGCGGTTTCACTTATACACACTATGACGCGAAGCGCGGCCCAACGAATGCCGCCGTTATCGAAGCCGCGAACCGCGACGGCTTCACAGTTAATTTATCGGCAAACAATCTCGACCACGCCGACGAATTAGCCGACCTAGATATTGCGCCAGTCGTCGTCGTTCTTCCCGCCGATCACGACAAGCGCAACACCAGCACGCCAGGCGGGCGCAACGTCGTGACATGTCCCGCGACTTATCGCGCTGACGTATCTTGCGCGACTTGCCAGCTTTGCCAGCGGCGCGACCGCAAGTCGATTGTCGGCTTTCCCGCACATGGCGCGGCGAAGCGGAAAGCATCAGCAGTCGCGGAGGCGGCATAATGAAAGATTTTTTCATCATCATGGGCGAGACGATTTTATTTGCGTCGACCCTTGCATCCATTTTTTTAATTTTCATCGCATTGGGCGCTTAACATGCAACAGCTTAACAAGTCTGAATGGAAAGCCATTGGTTTCGTTCCAATCAATGGACAGAAACCAAGCGAAATAGTTACCCGCTATTACCCTTACCGGCATGAACATCACATTTACACACGCGACCAAGTACGTGAGGTGCGGCCGGTCAACGTGCGCCCCGAAGCAGACTATGAAGTCACTCCGGAAAACGTAGCCAACGCAACCATGCTGATAAACAGATCGGCGAAGCGTTACCGAGACGCTGCAAGAAGTTGTTACGAGATGGGTGCCTATTCATTTGCGACAGCAAACAAGGAAAAGAAAGAACGCCTTTATAACCTCAAAGATAAGGGCGTTCGCTGGCTGATCGAAACCGGACACCTCGAATGCACTGCCAAGCACGGGTCAATGTATTTCTACACCGGCCTTGATCGCTCGTTTCACTCATCAATTTCACCAGCGTTAGATCCATCCGTTTGTGTCGATGAAGAGATGTTCGTTGAAGCAAAGCCGCGCGACACCAAAGAGAAGATGCGTCTGAAGGACGCCATTCACCTTATCACAAACCTGTCATAGAAGACCTAAACGATGACAACAGCACAAGACATTATTGATCGAGCAGCACAAGTAGGGATTAAGGCAAACCTTTGGGAGAAGGCCGATGGCTAGATTATTCAAATCGAAACGAGCGGCTAGAAAATACTTAGACGAAGTCGGTGGTGTACTTTTAGATTTTGGCACTTCCGGTCTCGGCTACGGCGGCAGCTTCTATGATGTCCGAGAGAAAGCCAATGGTGGGCCACCGTCTATCGACAGCACACAAACGTATGCCGTCTGTGATGGCGACGAAGCCGTTGAATTTAGGTCACACCTCGGCGGTGAAGAATACATCAATGGTCTTATTGACTTTGATGAAACTCGAAAGCGTAAGGGGAGAGGGTATTGAGTGGGATGACCACAACAGGCGCACTATCCTTCTCATTTTCATCGCACTGGAGGCTTAAAAAATGACACGCGAAGATTGGCTTATCGAACTGGCAACCCGTCTCGAAACACTG